ATATGTACTAGATTTATGTGTTAGTCAGGATCAGCTACAAAGATGCGGACAGGAACTTTTGCTGTATCAAGAAAGAAACTTATTCGATCTTTTAAGATTTTTGAAATATCTCATTGATGTCATTGACACAAATCACATAATTATAGGCATCGGTCGTGGATCAAGTGTGGCCAGCTATGTGTTATACTTACTAGGGGTGCATCGAATTGATAGTCTATATTATGACTTAGATATAAAAGAATTTTTCAAATAAAAAATAATTGTAAATAAGTTTTTAGGAGCTAACATGACAAATAGAATTTATACTAGTTCGATGGGCAGGAAGGTTGACATGGGTGCTTTAGTTTTGCAAAACGAAAAAACTCGAGCAGTTGGTAATATGAATGTCAATGCTCGAGGAGACAGAATTGATGTTAATGGTCAACCATTAGTAACTCGCGCTCAACAAATTAACAAAAATCTACAAAAACAAAGACAAACTGCACAACCCGAACCAGTTATGACTAGACAAGTCCCTGCAAAAAATACTGAACCCGAAACAGAAACACAAGATAGCGGTATTGCTGCCGCTGTCAACCGTGCAAGAAAGAGAAAACAATGAATAACCCAGCATTCAGTCCGACAAAAGTATCTAAATTAAAAGCATTGCGCGATCAAGTCATAGTCTTTGACATGAATTTTGAAAACCGTACAACCTCAACGGGTCTCATACTGTTGACCGACAATGGAAAAGGCACAGGTATAAGACCAAGATGGGGCAAGGTCTATGCCATAGGCCCCGAGCAACAATCAGTCAAAGTTGGTCAATGGATTTTAGTTGCCCACGGTCGTTGGACCAGAGGATTGACTATTGAGGATGGAGAAGGTATTAAGACTATACGGAAAATTGATCCCAACGATATTCTCTTAGTCAGTGACGAACCTGTCATCGATGACACAATTAGTGATGCAATTCACATAGATCAAAAATCAAGGTAAAAATAAAAAAAATCCTAACAAATAAATAACATGATTTTTAATAAAATCAAAGAACTTAAATCACAGGGTCTAAAAATTGGTATAGTTTTCAGTGCATTTGATTTACTTCACGCAGGGCATATTGCCATGTTAGCCGAAGCCAAGAATCACTGTGACTATCTTATAGCAGGTCTACAAACTGATCCTACAATTGATAGACCAGACACAAAAAATCAACCTGTACAAAGTATTGTTGAAAGGCAAATACAGTTACAGGCTGTGAGATTTGTGGATGAAATAGTGGTATATCAAACAGAAAAAGATCTCGAAGACATTCTGTTAACTTTGCCTATTGATGTTAGAATATTAGGTGTGGAATATATCGACAAGGACTTTACAGGTCGTCAAATCTGTGCTGACAGAAACATTGTTTGTATTTTCAATCAAAGAGATCACAGTTTTAGTTCTAGCAATCTAAGAAAACGAGTAGCCGAATCTGAAAAATACGCTCTGATTCATAGACAAAAATCGACACATCAGTTATAATACTCTAACAAGAGATAAGGATAGTCAATGAATCGTTTATGGACAGAAGTCTACAGACCCAAGACTTTAGATCAATATGTTTTTAGAGATCAAGCACAGCGAACTCTAGTGGAAAGTTGGGTTCAGTCACGATCAATTCCACACTTATTGTTTTCGGGTGCGCCCGGTGTAGGCAAAACTACATTAGCAAAAATTCTAATCAGCGAATTAGAAGTCAATGACTATGATGTTTTAGAAATTAATGCCAGTAGAGAAAACAGTGTAGATACTATCAGAGACAAAATTGTGGGATTCGTACAAACCATGCCCTTTGGTGATTTCAAAGTGGTACTGCTAGATGAATCCGATTTTATGTCGGCCAATGGTCAGGCAGCATTGCGCGGTGTTATGGAAACCTATCACGAAACAGTCAGATTTATTTTGACCTGTAACTATCCTAATAAGATCATTCCAGCACTACATAGTCGCTGTCAAGGTTTCCACATTGACAAAATTGATCAAACTGAATTTACTGCAAGAATTGCCACAATCTTAGTTAACGAAAATGTTGAATTTAATTTGGATACACTAGACAGTTATGTCAAAGCTACCTATCCGGATCTGCGTAAGTGTATCAACAGTTGTCAGATGAATAGCACCACAGGCGAACTAACACTGACAGTGGAGAACGATTCTGCCAGTCAAGACTACATGTTAACTGTGATAGATTTGTTTAAGAAAGGTCGAGTCAAAGAGGCCAGGGAAACACTGTGTCGTTCAGTTCGAGTCGAAGAAATTGAATCAATGTATAGATGGATGTACGACAATCTTGACCTTTGGGGTAGAGATGACATCGAAAAAGATGAAGCAATTATCAAGATACGCAATGGTCTAGTTAATCATAGTCTAGTAGCTGACCCAGAGATCAATCTCAGTGCATGTCTAATTGAACTAAGCCAAATTTCAAAATGAGATATTTTTTTCTAACATATTATCGTCAACCCGACGGCAAATTTACTGAATCCAGTCAAATAGCAAAAACAGTAAAAACCAGTGATTTTCAAAAACACAATGTCATAATGGATTTCCGCGAAAAGAAGATTCTAAAATGTCATGTTGATAATACCACGGTAGACAAAAACTGGAATAACATTTATACTTACTACGAGCAATACTACAGAGAAGTGTTTGATCAATTGACTAAACTTAATGAAAGAAATAATGAAAAAACTTAAAGATCGAGTTATTCTCACCGATTGTGATGGTGTGATTTGTGATTGGGAATGGGCATTTCACATCTGGATGAAAACAAATGGTTATGAAATCAAAGATAGTGGCAAACTATCATATTCTGTAAGCAGTAGATATGGCATTGACCCAATGACCGGAAAGAAATTCACTAAACTTTTCAACGAATCTGCTGCTATCGGATTTTTGCCAGCCCTCCGTGATGCACAATATTACATCAAAAAACTACATGAAGAATTAGGTTATGTGTTTCACTGTATCACCAGTCTCAGTTTAGATCCCAATGCACAGGCATTGCGGACAATGAATATCAACAAGTTATTTGGCACAACGGCTTTTGAAAAGTTTATCTTTCTAGATACCGGTGCGGAGAAAGATGAAGTATTAGCCGAATATAAAGATACTGCTTGTTGGTGGATTGAAGACAAATACAAAAACTGTCTGTCAGGTCTAAATGTAGGCCTGCGTCCTATTTTGATGGAACATGGGCACAGTCTTGACTTTGAGCATCCGGAAATACGCAAAGTCAAGAACTGGCAAGAAATTTATAAATTAATTTTAACTGACATAGAGCTTTAAGATCTGACCTATGATAGGATGTCTTTGAATATCCTTGATATTAAATTCACAAACAGAAATGCCCTTAACGGGCATTTTTTTTAATTTGTTGATAATATCAAGTAGTCCGTTTTCTCTGCTAGTTTTATCAGTCTGTTCTATGTCTCCAGTTACAATAATTTTGCTATCAGTTCCTATTCTACTTAATAGCATTTTCATTTGAGTTGGCGAAGAATTTTGCATCTCGTCAGCTATAATCCAGGAGTTTTTAAAAGTTCTTCCGCGCATATATGCCAGAGGACTTATTTCTATAATTTGATCTTCGATCATAGATAAAATGTCTTGAGGTCTATAATATTCGCGCAAGACATCGAGCAATGGTCTGGTCCAGGGCTCCATTTTATTAAATAGATTTCCTGGTAAAAATCCATGTTGCTCGTCGTCGACTGTGACTGCAGGTCTAGTCAATATAATTTTTTCACAGCCTCCATTTTGTAAACTTTGTACTGCAGCCTGCATGGCCAAATAGGTCTTACCTGTGCCTGCAGGACCTGCTGCAATTACAATGCTTTTATCGCTGTTTATGAGATCTAAATAGAAGTTTTCTTGATTGACTGATTTGGGAATTATTGTTGGAGTTCTGCGAGTTTTGGGATTAGTTTGAAATTGTATTGTGTTTTCTACCATGGCTATTTTTCTTTGAGCTTTCGCCCCTCGTTGCTTACTCAAGTCATATCCTCCTTGTTAGTCAACTGTTGAGTTGACTCAGTATTTAGGCCTATAAAATAATCGTTTTCTGCATATGTTACGAAAATTTTTCATTTATAAATAGCTTGCCGTAAACAAACAATTAATACTGATAGATATAAATAACTGTATGGACAAAGAAATTTTCAAAGATCATGCCGATTACTGGTTAGTGGCTGAAAATATTAAGGACATTTATCTCAGTGAAGGGTCATTATTGACTTTACTGGATTTTGAGCGTGTCTTAGACGAATTAGATCTCTATGCATACAAAAACTGGATTAATGGAGAACTAGTGGACGGCCCTGACATCGGCAAATACAAAGTTACATGTACTTTTATGTACCCAGAGAAACTCATGCCAGACCCGCGAGGAGGTCTAAGATTACTGCCATTTGACTGTAAAGTAAAATTTCGCCAAACAGAAATAAAAATTCCTGTGAAAATTGAAACACCTGCTGATTATCGTCCAGGAACACATAAGGCCAGACTGATAAAAAAGCCAGTGTGGCTAGTAGAAATCGAAATGCCTAAGAATCTTATCTCGGATATAAAGACTGGCAGTATTGAATTAGAAGATCAAGACGTTGATATGCAAGACATTGAAGATGCCTATAGCGAAGACTTGCAGAAAGAACAATATCACAACGACCAGGAAACTACAACACAAAATGCGAACCAAATGGCCATACCTCAATGATAAAGTTTTAACTGAAAGTCTAGATTACAAAGATCTAGAGGGAATGTTAAAATCTACAATACATATTGACGAGTTTTCCAGTAAGATGGGTGATGACGAAGATATTGTAGTAGTAAGTTTTTTTGTAAGAGATCAAAAAGCTGCAGATGATCTAGTTCAATGGTTCGAAAAGGGTTATGACTTTGTTTTAGATGCAGACCAAAGTCCAGGCGAAATCAAACCTAATAGGTATTTGGTTTATATTGAAATGCGTAGGAAAAATTCTATCCCTTCGCAGATTACACAACTTCTAGAAGATCTAGAAACTCTAACTGAATTCACAGTCGACGACTGGATCATGGTCTATAAAGATCGACCATATCATTATGATCAAGATACATTAGCAAAATTAGTGCCTTTAAGCCCTAGAGAATATCGCGAAAAAGAAAATCGTGAACTAAACGAAGTAAGAAAAGCTGCAGGATTAGAAACTAAATCAATTTACGAAGTTGATGGTGAATTACGAGCTTTGCAAGCTGCAGCAGGTATATAAATGAAAAAAAATCAAACAATGAATGAAACCGACACCGACATGCAACAATGGCGCGATGGAAAAATCTCCACTCAAGAGTTAGAAAAAAGACAGGCAATAACCCCAGTTTATCCCGAATTAGCTATTCCTACATTGCGTGCATTGGCTGGTATAATGAAACCTGCTAACTCGACTGGCACTAAGCCTGGACCAAGACAAGAACCATCGATACCGGACCCCGAGGCCCCTGATACATCTCCTGCCTTAGATAATATGGCAGGACAATTATTATTATTAAGGAAGCAACAAGACCAACCAGTGGTACTTAAACCAACCCCTCGAGGGCCCGACTATAAATCGCCCTACGAAAAACCTCGTATTGTGCCTCGTCCTGGAGAAACACCCCGGCAAGCCATTGACAAAATACAACAAATGCCCCCGCAACAAACACTTGAAGAATTTGAAAAAAATCTTTATCGTGTGACCAACGAATATAAAAAATTTAAAGAACAAATCAATGACCGCACACTCAAAAGACTTTCAAATGAGTTACCGGTTTTCAAAGAAGAAGGTCCAGACGAAACTTTAGTCACTCCAACCAGGCAAACCACATTTAAAGAATTAGGGCAAGACTGGCGAAAATGGGGACAAGAAAACCCCATCGCTAGAACAGTTGTAGGGAGCATTCCAGTCTTAGGGCAATTAGCAGCAGGAGCAGATGTTGCCGCTGCTGTATCGCAGGGCGATTACGAAGGGGCAGCAAGAGGTGCATCTGGATTCGTCCCTGGGGGAGCAGGAAAGATTTTGCGTACCGGTACTGGTGCAATTGACGCAGCAAGAAATATAGAACAAGGACAGTACAAACAGGCGGCGACCAGTGCATTGGGTGCTGCTTCAATGGCAGGAAGCACTGCTGCACAAAAAGCCAGTTCTGCAATTTCAAAAGCTCAAACAATTGCCAATGCTCCCGACACTATAAAAAGTGCGGCCAATACTGCCCAAAAATTGCCCGGCATGATTGCTAATGCATTTCCTAATACTCAATCAACTTCAACCACTAGTGCAGGTCAAGCAGAACTTAAATCACCCACAACTACACCCGGAACTGCATCAGGCAGTGTAAAAGTAGATGAGAATGCGTTTAGAAAATTAATTAATATAGTAGAATCTACCAATAAAAGTTGTCCCATAGCCACATATAACATAGATGTTAATTTAAAAAATCGTCAGAAAGCCATAGATGAATATCATTACGGACCGGCCAATCCTGATAAACCAGAAAATTATTGGCGAGATCTGGCTGCAATTTGGAAAATCAAAGAAGCTACAGCTAAAACAATGAAATGCGAAAATTGCGGCGCATTCGATGTCAGTGATGATATGCGTAAGTGTATAGAGGATGGAATCAGAGGCGACGACAATAAAATCGCAGACGCCAGAGCACCCATTGACTTGGCCGATCTAGGCTACTGTACATTTTTGAAATTTAAATGTGCAGGATCTAGAAGCTGTTCGGCTTTCATTGTAGGTGGCCCCATTACAAAAGATTAACGACCTAGAAAATTTTTTTGTTGCCAAAATAAATAATTGTATGACTACAATTATAACCCAGCAACAATTACAGGAACTTTTACCGGGTAATCCTTATCTGTCTTACTGGACAGATGCACTAAACAAAATTTTACCCGAATATGAAATCAATAGTCCATTACGAGTAGCTGCATTTCTGGCTCAGTGTGCACACGAAAGTGGAAATTTTAAATTTCTCACTGAAAATTTAAACTACCGTTGGGAAAGCCTTAGAAAAGTATTTCCTCGATATTTCCCCACAGATGAACTTGCTCAGCAATATGCTCGACAACCGGAAAAAATAGCTAATAGAGTCTATGCTAACCGTATGGGCAACGGAGATGAAGCTTCCGGCGACGGATGGCGTTATCGTGGTCGCGGACTTATACAATTAACAGGAAAAGATAATTACTTTTGGTTTGCACAAAGTATAGATACTCTGATAGAAGATGTACCAGCCTACTTAGAGACTTTTGAAGGCGCAATACAAAGTGCCTGCTGGTTTTGGGAAACAAATAAACTAAATCAATGGGCCGATCAAAAAGATATATTGACATTGACTAAGCGAATAAATGGAGGAACCATTGGTTTAGAAGACAGAAAAAAGCATTATGCTCACGCATTACATATCTTAGGAGAGCACTAAAAGTGTTTCCATTGCCAATTGGTACAGTAATTAAAGCAATAACAGCTTTAGTCATTGTTGTGTTATTTTCAATAGGGTTTTGGTGGATCACAGGACTGCGTGAAGAGTTAGCTGTCAGTCAAGCTAACACAGAAAAATTAGCTGAAGCTGTGGAACAACAACAAGCAGCCTTAGAGCAAATGCGTATAGAGCAAGAACAGATAAGAGCTATAACAAAAAGTGTAAATGATCAAATTACAAAACAAAATAACGATGTCAATGCACTGCGAGATAGATTTAACCGTGCAGCCAATGGGCAACAGCGAGATTGGGGTCGCTCAGCAGCCGAAAAGCCAGCTCAGGTAGAAAAAGCAGTCAATCGCGGTACAGTAAACGCATTGCGATGTTTAGAAATAGCCAGTGGTGCCCCACTAACCGAGGCAGAAAAAAATGCAACCAAGCCAGAAGAAATCAACAAAGAATGCCCATCAATCGCCAATCCTAACTATAAGCCTAATACTAGTCGCTAGTGTAGCTTTGAGTGGTTGTGGCATTGGCAGCATGTTTCGACCCAAGACTCAGCCCATCGAGGTCAAAACTGTACCATTGGAAAAAACACCGCTGAACTTAGATAATCCTCAACCATTGAGATTAAGACCTGTTGATTGGATTGTAGTAACTCCACAAAACTGGGAAGAGGTATTTAAACAGATGCAGACCAAAGAACAAAATCTTGTTTTGTTTGGCCTTACCAGTGAAGGCTATCAAACTTTGGCAGTGACAATTGCTGAACTGAGAAATCTCATTAATACACAAAGAATAATTATTGAAAAGTATAAAGAATATTATGAACCGGCTAAATTACCGGGACGACCATAATGGACAGATATTACGAAACTAATCATATTCCTTATACTTACTTAATTGGTTGGTCTAAACATAAAAAATACTATTATGGTGTTCGTTATGCCAATGGATGTACTCCCGATGATTTGTGGAATTCGTATAAAACTTCAAGTAGCAAAATCAGTGAGAAAATTAAAGGAATACCTAAACCAACGATCGAATGCCCGCACTGTAAAAAAATCGGCGGGACACACCTCATGTATCGCTGGCACTTTGATCATTGCAAAGTGTTGAAAGGAAATGCCAATGTATAATGAAACTTGGATTAACAACAAATGGCGTCCGGCCATGGGATGGATGTATTTTTCTGTGTGTATTGCGGATTTTGTATTGTTTCCTGTATTGTGGAGTATCTTACAGGCAGTCAGCCACGGACAAGTACAAACACAATGGAATCCCATTACACTACAAGGAGCAGGGCTATACCATATGGCTATGGGTGCAATTTTAGGTATTACGGCATGGTGGCGCAGTAAAGAAAAAATTGCTAATTTAGAAACAAAACAATAAAGGAATAGAAATGCGTACAATAATCGGAACAATATTTGCTGCTGGTTTAATGTTACCTGTTTATGCTGCTGACAAACCTGCAGAAACTAAAAAAGTCTGTGTAGATGCCAAAGATTCCAAAGGCAATATAATCAAAAATAAAGATGGTTCTACAAAACAGGATTGCAGAGAAATTAAAGTTCATAAAAAATTCGAAGGTACAGAAATACCTAAAAAATAGTCTAGGAATTAGCAGCTATAATTACTAGATGCAGGATTACTATAAGATACTGGGAATTGACAGAACTGCGTCACAGGATGATATCAAAAAGGCCTACCGTAAATTGGCCAGTCAATATCATCCTGACCATGGTGGGGATACTGGAAGATTTCAGGAAATACAATCTGCCTACGAAGTTTTAGGTAACCCCGAAAGAAGACAACAGTACGACAATCCTGTCAGTAATAGAGCTTTTTTTGACCACAACTTCTCTCCATTTGACTTTTTCCAACAACAATTTAACATACGATTACCTACTAAAATTAATCTATGGTTAGATATTCGTGATCTATTGACACTAGGAAAAAAAATAATCACAGTATCAACACAAAACGGACAAATACATAATATAGAAATCACTATACCACCAGGACTAGAGGATGGTCAAGTTTTTCGCTATGAAAGATTAGGTTTAAATCAGGACGATCTATTAGTGGTATTCAGAATAAAACCTGACAATAAATGGTTTAGATCAAACAATGATTTAGCCACAAATTATGACATATCGGTTTGGCGTCTAATCACAGGAGGAGAACAGATTATCATAGATCCTGTCGGGACACAGCTTTCAGTTTCAGTACCACCAATGACTAAGCCTGGTACAGTATTAAGAATGCGTGGTCGAGGTTTTATGAATAAGGCAGGACAACGCGGAGACATGTTGATTAAGGTACAAGCACAGTTACCAGAGACCATATCACCGGAACTGTTAGAGATAATTAAACGTGAGAACCAATGACATGTCCTTGACTTTACTCAAGACATTAAGTACAATAATAAAAAAAATAGGACCATTATGAATCCATCGCAGAATCCCGAAATTGAATCGATTATTGAACAAAGTGTCAAGCTAGCTAAGAGTTTCCGTCATGAATATGTATTAACTGAACATTTATTGCTGGCATTGCTGCAACATGATCCATTTAGAAATATTTTGATAAAATTTGGTGCTGATATTGAAAGTTTTGAAAAGGATGTCATAAACTATCTCTTGAGTTTGACTGCATTGGTTAGAAAAGGACAGGTAAATCCTAAAAAAACCAATGCACTAGAAAGAACTTTTAACCGAGCACTGACTCAGGTCTTATTTACTGGTCGAAGAACTGTTACTACCATTGATCTTTATTTGAGTTTAATGGGTGAAACTAATAGTCACACACATTACTTCTTTTTGAAATATGGGATAACTAAATTAGAGTTTGTAGAATTCTGTCAAGAAAACTATCAAAATACCTATACGATCAGCGATAAACAGGCCACTGACATACTAAGTGAATACTGTACCAATCTCAGCAAAATGGCCGAGGAGAATAGGTTAGAACCTATGATCGGTCGTCAAACTGAACTAGACGAAATGATTGCGGTTTTGGCTAGAAAATTCAAAAGCAACATCCTATTAGTAGGTGACCCAGGTGTTGGTAAAACCAGTATCATTGAGGGTTTGGCACAGCAAATATTCAATGATTCAGTACCTGAATTCTTAAAGAATCACGAAGTATGGTCATTAGAAATTGGCAATATCTTGGCCGGTAGTAAATACCGAGGAGATTTTGAAGAAAAATTAAAATTAATAATCGCCGCGTTAGAAGCCAAAAAGAACTGTATATTGTTTATCGACGAGGCTCATACAATGCGTGGTGCTGGATCCGGTAGCAATAGCAGTTTAGACTTTGCTAATATGTTGAAACCTGCTATTACCAAAGGAACATTTAAAGTAATTGCCAGCACAACTTGGGAAGAATTTTATGAAAGTTTTGAAAAAGACCGTGCCTTAATGCGGCGCTTTCATAGACTGGCCATCGACGAACCCGATCTATCCACTACTGAACAAATACTCATTGGTGTTAGTGTAAGATTAGAACAGTTTCATAGAGTCAATATTGCCACAGAAGCCATACAGGCTTCACTAGAATACAGCCATAGATATTTGCATGACAAAAAGAATCCCGATAAAAGTATTGATTTGTTAGATGCAACCTGTGCAAGACAAAGGTCCCGTGGCAATACTAATGCTGTGATTACTCGAGATCTTGTCACTGAACAAATCAGCAAGATGACCGGTATAGGTATAGACAATTTAGAAAACACTACTAGTGATAAAATTAATAATTTGGAATCGGGAATCAAAGATCGACTTTATGGTCAAGATCATGTTGTCGATCAAGTTTTAGAAAGAATCTATATTAGTTTTTCAGGGCTAGGCAATGCACAAAAACCAATGGCCAGTTACTTGTTCTTAGGGCCAACCGGAACTGGCAAAACCGAACTAGCAAAATTGCTCAGCGAACATTTAGATATGAAATTGCTGAAATATGACATGAGTGAATTTCAAGAAAAACATACTGTCAGTAGTTTAATTGGTGCACCACCGGGCTATGTGGGATTTGAAGATGGTAATGTCGGTGGTGGAAAGTTAATCAGTGATATCAGTAAAAATCCACATGCAGTGATTTTGTTTGATGAAATCGAAAAAGCACATCCTGATGTCAGTAATATTCTGTTACAAATCTTAGACGAAGGCACGATTACAGGAAATAATGGTAAAAAAGTCAGTGTAAAGAATTGTATTATTATCATGACCAGTAATCTTGGCAGTCAGGACAATGAACTAAACAACATTGGCTTTTCAGTAGATCTGGCCAAAAGCGACAGTGAAGATCGCGCTATGAAAGATTTTTTCAAACCTGAGCTGAGAAACAGAATTGATCTAGTTTGCAAATTTAAAAAGTTAGATACATTAGCAGTTAGAAAAATTGTTGTTAAATTCGTCAACGAATTGAAAAAATCTCTAGACAAACACAGTATCGGTATTACTGTCAAAGAATCAGCAGTTGACTATCTGTCAGAAAAGGGCTATGACAGTAAAATGGGTGCGCGGCCATTAGCTAGAAAAATTGATGAAATGATTAAGATTCCTATGTCAAGAAAAATCTTGTTTGAAAATCTCCAAAACTGTAATGTTGTCATAGACATTAAAAATGGAGAAACTGTAATAACCACTAAAGCACGACGGCACCATGTTAAAAATACAGAAAATCAATAAAAGCGGCTTGTTTTTTGACAAATACCGGTATTCGATTTGTGTATATCTTCCTGGGGCACATCTCTTAAGGGATGTTGCAAATTTAAATCGTGACATAATAGAAACACGAATTAGATTTAACAATACTATTAGATACAGTCAGAGTTTTATTGATGTCAAAGAAGAGCAAACTTTGTTTGATTTGTTCGATTTGCTATGTGAATTCAAGCAGACATTCAAGTTAATGTGTTATTACAATTGGCTATACATCTATATACAAGACTACCAAGACATAGTCGATTTTCTCAGTGGAAAGGACAAATTTCCAATAATCAGTGAAGCCAATGATATCTATGAAAAAAACTGTGTGTACTTAAAAAATCCTGATTACTCCCAGAGATCATATCTGCAGAATCACAGATTGACTGATAAGGAGTTGGCATCTTTATTAAATTTTTTTGATACAAATAGCAATGATATTCGTGTTAACGGCAGATTAAATCGATCGATCCATGGTTTTGATCATCGGCATAAATCACACAAATTTGTCAGCAGCAGTGACTTTATCGATCATAATAACAGTGTAATAGTTTTAATGTTAAATATTATAGTACCAAACTTGGTACGAAAAACATTAGAAATAAAGGCTAAATAACATTATGGCACAAATACATGAAGAAGTTGTAGTAGTTAAAATCAGCAAACTCGCTAAAGTCAGTGACAAACCTAAATCTATTATATCAAAAGATTTAGTAGAAGCACTGCAAGAACTCAGTGAGCAATTAGTTGAACCTGGATGTATTGTAGAGATAGAAACAGCGAAACAGTCATGACCACAGTGGTTTTATTACCTTTGACAGTCTATGGTGTTCCATCAGGAAACTATGATGGCAGCAGCATGGACTTTTATGGGCCAGCACAACCTGCTGCCAATTATTATCTTGGCCGAGGCAGTTTACAAACTATATTTTATAGATTTGACGGATTCACCGGCGGAGTAAAAATCGAAGCCACCGTAGATCAAGATCCCGATTCGGCAACTTGGATTGAAGTCGACAGTTTTGGTGCGGATTACAGCACACAATGGTCAGGTGTTTATTCATCTAATGTCACAGGTAATTTTACTTGGTTACGGGCTAGAATTATAGATTTCATGGACGGCGATATAGACTCAATAACCGCAGTTTACTAATTCGGCATAAATACCTTATGCGTAAATTAGTTATCATGAGCGGTGGATTCCATCCTTTCCATGCTGGACATCGTGATCTTTATCTAGCAGCCAAAGAAAAATTTCCTGATGCTAAAATAGTTGTAGGTACCACCGATGACACCAGTGAACGACCATTTCCATTTGAAATCAAACAGGCACTAGCTCAGTTAGCCGGCGTTCCCAAAAGTGACTTTGTTCTTGTAAATCGACAATTCAGCGCATTAGAACCTGCCATTGCTGCCAGAGTTAAAGGTCAGGAAGGGGATACTGCTTTGATATTTGTTCGCAGTGACAAAGATCGTGGAACCCACCCAATGCCTCCACAGCGAGATGCCCAGGGCAATTTACCCTTGGTAACTCGCGGTGCCCGAAAAGGCCAACCTGTCAGTGACTATTTAGAATACTATGAAGGTAATGAAGATCGATTAGAACCCATGACTAAACATGCCTATATGGACTATTTGCCTGTGAGGGAATTTGGCTCAGGTATGACCTCGGCCACACAAATTAGGAATTCGTGGCCCGGGATGTCGGCAGAACAAAAACAAAAGCTTGTCAATGACATGTATCCAATTACTGCTAACAATAAGAAATTGACACAATCGGCAATGGCATTAATAGACCGTGGCCTAGGGATTCAACAAACTGAGAAAAAGAAAACCCTGACCAATTCTGTTTACCCATACTTCCGCGAAGCAGCCGAAAGTATGAAATCAGGACAATATCATATTGCTGAAGCTATTATTAAAGAATGGCATACTGTTGCTGAACATATGACAAAACTACAGTCACTATTAGAAAACCGTTCGCAACAGGCAACATCGACAGATTTCCTTGACGAAAAAAAATCACAGAGAACTTCCCCTCAGTAAATATCTTATACCACAGAGGAAAGTATGTCTGATAAACTGCAAATTGAACTAAATTTAGAACTAATTAGAAAAACTCGAGTACACATCTGTATGCCCTGTTATGGCGGGCAATTAACAGAAAGCACATTTATGAGTTATATCAAATGGGCTAACACTGCTAGACAATTGGGAATAGATTGGACTTTAGAAACTATGACCAATGAAAGTCTTATCTGTCGAGCAAGAAACACTTTGACTGCAAAATTTCTAATGACAGAGGCCAGCACACATCTTATGTTTATTGATGCTGACATTGGTTGGGAACCCTGGCATCTGCTATCGCTGTTAAACCATGATGTAGATGTAGTAGGTGGTTTATATCCAATGAAAACTCTGCCAGTGAAATGGTGTGTTAATGGGTTACCAAATGCAGATCAGCATGATCCCTCGGGCCTAGTTGAAGTCAGTAAAACTGGTACAGGATTTTTCTTAGTAAAACGACATGTGTTCGAAAAGCTTAATGAACATCCTGCTGTAGTGCCTTTTGCCAACGATGTGGGATTAGAAAAAGAAGTAGATGCACATCTTAAAACTTATTTTACAACCGTGGTACGCAATAACAGATATTACAGCGAGGATTGGGCTTTCTGTGAAAACTGGCGTGATCTTGGTGGTAAAGTCTTTATTGATCGTAGAATTTTATTAAAACACACTGGTACATATACTTTTGATTATATGACACAGGAAAAACTTTACCAGGATCTCAAGCCTATTCACGAAAATTCTAACACAAATAATACTCAAATTACACAAAATCTTGATCCTTCTCCAGAGGTTTTAGTTCAATCTGACTGAACTTAGATTAAGTTTTCATAAATACAGTTCATATGAATATCAATGAACTGGACGCGCTACAACTCAGCGACTACATAAAATTTAACAGTGAATTAAATCCTGTTTTATGGACTAGCGATCAAAAGCTAAGGCCCGAAGTCAGACGGGCCTTATTAGCTATCGCTGATGATTTTAAGGAATTTCTTGGTGTTAAAGATATTGGTTTAAAAGATATCACAGTCAGCGGTAGTAATGCAGCTTACAATTACACAGATAGCAGCGACATAGATTTACATTTAGTTGTAGATTTACCCGAAGCAGATAGCAGCGAAATTTTTCGCGAGTTATTTGATGCCAAGAAAAATCAATACAATGATCAACATGATATTACCATTGGCGGTTATGATGTTGAACTCTATGTTCAAAATGCAAACAAGCCTCATTACAGTCAAGGTATATACAGTTTGCTGAATGATAAGTGGCAGATTGTTCCTAAAAAAATTAAAACAGAAATTGATGATGACAGTGTAATAAGCAAATATCAAGACCTTGAGCAGAGAATTCTAAAAGCCATTGATAGCAATGACTTAGACAAGATTACAACCCTGCTGCAGAAAATTAAAACTATGCGCCAAACAGGGCTAGAAAAACATGGCGAATTTGGTGTTGAAAATCTTACATTTAAATTACTGAGATCGTCGGGTTTGATAAAGCAATTAATAGATGCCAAAAACCGCTTACATGACCAACAGTTAAGTCTCATTGAGCGAAAAAAGAAATCTAAAAAGAAAAAATTCACCTATGGCTATGCAGGATATTGGTTTCCGGGTTTTAATTTTGGAGATACCGGCAGCGGCGAAGGTGGCGGAGAAAGTCTTAGCGAAAGTCAAGACAGGAATATTGAGAATTTCGCTGATAAGATAATAAAAATGTTGGGTATAACTCATAGACCCAAATTGATTTTACATAATGACCCGGACTGGACAGTTTCAACAGGCAGTTTCGGTCAATATGATCCCGACAAAAATCATTTGCATTTAGCTACCAATGATAGGCACATTCTTGATATAATTAGAACACTAGCTCACGAACTTGTTCATTGTCAACAAAGACATCGAGGCCGATTTCCTGATGATGCCGGTCGAACTGGTAGTCCTTACGAAGACGAAGCTAATGCCATGGCTGGAAGGATAATGCGTCATTTGGCTGATCAACATCCAGGGTTATTTGATAATGTTTCATTGGAAGAATCTGCTACAGGTTATATTCCACGCAACAAAAAAGAAGCTCAAGATCCAAGATATTCAATGGCTATTACACAGGATATTCAACCGGGACAGGTTGGCAAAGAAGCAAATAAATTGGCGCTAAACACCGGACCCAATGGTGAACCCGGTCTACTAATGAAAACCAAAAATCTTCGTGAAGGTGCCATTACCAAAATTGATTCCTTGGGTAATCAACAGCCCACAGGCCCGGAAACACCACCTACTATGCCTGCTGGTACTGTAAGGGTAGATGTCAGTGATGTCTACGATTGGTATAAATTAGGTCAACATATTTCTAACATGAAAGGACTAGGGCGGCACGACTTCGGCAAGGGTCCTCCCAGTGCTATCATTAGCTTCGGAGACGAAGACACCGAGCACAAATATATAAAAGATTTAGAAAAAACAGGGTTGACCACCACTGATATTGATCCTAAAGATCCCAATCAACCTAGCAATATACCTCGGCAAAAAACTGACCCAACTTATAATGTCGACGAAGACCTTGCTAAAGAAGATCTTGTAAAAAAACTTCAAGGAAAGCTTGATAAATTTAAAGATCAATCAATGGATAAAGATCCTATACAAGAAAATTACCATTGGCTAAAACCAGGACAACTAAGAGGCAGTTATACAGACCAAGAACTTAAAAAACTAGGATTTAAACAAAATTCTAAAGGTGCATGGTACATTGAGCAGTCGAAATGGGCTGAATTAGTCAATAACAAATTAATTAACGAAAAATGGAGTACCAAATATAAAAGATCAATAAACTGTAATAATCCTCGTGGATTCAGTCAGCGTGCACACTGTCAGGGGCGAAAAAAATGAGATGCTATGAATTCATCATTGAAGCACAACTCAGAGTTGATGTTCCCAACGAGGGTTGGTTGGCAGATAAAGTTGCCTATGCTAGAAAAAAAGGCCGTGATCGATTCGGTGCTCCCTACTTCGGTGCCACCACTGCCTATATACCCAACGATGAAAATGTAGTTGTGCCAGTTGATCTACTAAAAAGATTACCCGGTATGCGTAATGAACAACAAAATGTTAGACAGGATGATTTGGCTGCTATTATGAAGATAATGAAAGACACAGGGCGATTACCTTTAACCAAATCTGGCAAAGAGTATGTTCCATTTATTGTAGTAGCCTACAATGGAGAAGCCTGGGTTAACGAAGGCAATCACCGTATAATGGCTGCTGCTCGCTTGGGTTGGGATAGTTTACCCATTGAGCTCAAATATTATGATGGCGGCGAAAGAATTAAAAACGGGCCACTATATCCTGGCAAACTAGGACTATTATGAGAGCACAGGAATTTGTTGCAGAAATAACTATCTCCGGACCTGACTCTCGAGTAAAATCTTACATCGACCGGGTGTACGCAAAATATCCACAGACTTGGCAAAACAATCATGTCATGCCATTGGGTGGGACTGGCAACGATCAACAATTTGTCTTGTTTGAATTGGCACCGAATCCAGGTAAGAAAAATACAGCGGAGATCAAATGGTTTCAAGCATATCCGCTAAGACAAGGTGTGGGTTCTCGAGCAATGAAAATTCTTCAAGATTTGGCAGCAGAGGATGGTATCTCGCTAACATTATTTCCCTGGGATCGGGGTCAAGTAAGTCAATCTAAACTAATGAAATTTTACCGACAACACGGATTCCGAGCTGCTCAAAAAGGTTCTAAAAATTTAGTTTGGGAGCCCGGTCAAGGTGTGGCGGAAGGCAGGTAAATAAAATGAGGGCGAAAGAATTTACTAATAAACTATACGAAAGTTTAGATAAACCATATCCTCTCACTTGGAATTACGATAAAGAAGCACAGGGTGAGATATCTGCTGAAACTGTATTAGATGATGGCACACCATTTATAATAGCATTTTATTCTAAAACCACACCCGGTGAATACACCGTCGCTTTTAGTAGAAATTATGAGGTCGGAACCACCGATCTAGGTCTAGAATTTAGAGTTTTTGCTACTGCACTAGACGGCATAAAAACGTTTATAAAAAAACGTTGGCCTATAAGTATAAAATTCATAACAGTAAAAGAAGAAGATCCGTTAGGCAAACGAGATAAGTTGTATAAATCGATCATACGTCGAAATGCTGATACTCTTGGTTATCATCTAGAAATCTCTGATCAGCCGCATGTTGTGGTCTATTATTTTAAAAGAATCAATGTCGGTTCAAAAAAGCAAGGTGTGGCGGAAGACACAGGCGACAAAAATCCACAATGGCTTTACCACGCTACCTATCGTCCATTATTAAAAAGTATTAAAGCACACGGTCTAGGCGGAGATCGAGCACAAGCTAAATGGGAGGACAGCAAGCCTGGTGTAGTATATCTTGCTTTAGATCCCAATGTAGCTGAAAGTTATGCTGAAAGCAGCGATGTAGTGCCCGAAGATTGGCTAGACCAAATTGTAATTCTTAAAATTGCAGCAAGTAAATTAGACAAATCTCGTTTGTTTATTGACCAAAATGTACAAGACAATCAAGGCGATACACTAGAATATCACGGTGTCATACCTTTTAGCAATATTTCCTTGTATAAGAAAGGTGTGGCGGAAGACATTGACTATCAACGCCATTTAAAACTTATAAATGCCCATATGAAAAAAATGGGCTACAGACGGCTAGGGGGTGGTAGGGATGCTCAAGTTTACGCAAAACAAGAAGGCAATATTATAAAAATACTAATCCCCCAAGATGGAAAAACTGTGCGTTCTGCCGAAATCCCTTTCTTAGAATTTTACAAATACTGTCGTGCCAATCAGAAAAACCCACATCTTCCAAAATTTGGTAAGATACAAGGACAGGATTACGCAGATTTCCATCTAGACGGTGAAAGATTCGTTCAGATTGCCCAAGAACGATTGTCAGATATTCCAGCACCCAGCGAATATGATGACATGCTCTTTGACATGATCAATTCTGTAGAAAATAATACACCTTTAGAGCAACAATATCCAAGCTATGAACTATTTTACAAAACACTAAAGTCAGTGGCTCAGCGTGGCCGAGAACTTGGTTTTGAAAATGACTTTATAAAGTCCGACGATGATTTTAATATCATGCTACGCGGTAAAACATTAGTAATAACAGATCCATGGCTTGATGCCTCTCTCAACGAAAGTGTGGCGGAAAACTTTGCTGACGGGCGGAATCCAGGCCGCAAAGGACTGAGTCGCAGAGTGGGTATACCAAAAAAAGCCACATTGGGTCAACTGGAAAAAATAGCCAAAAGCAGCACAGGTGAGCGTCGCCGAATGGCACAGTGGCAACTCAATATGCGTCGAGGACGGAACAAGAAAAAATGAAAGCACGAGAATTCGTATTCGAAAACAACAGTATGGAAATTACCCCTGCCATTGAGTCATTAATTGCTCAAGCACAAGACAATGGCAATAAGATGGCCTCCAATCGAAGTTTGAAATATCAACTTTACATTCCTCGTAATACACAATATGCGAAGGAGAGCATATCTGTCAAGGAAGGGATTAAACCCCGAGCAAGTATATGGACCAGTACAGCTATACCCACTGGCAAAGATTCGTATACCAGTCAATGGGCAGAATGGTGTCGAGAAAACATGGCCCAATGGTTAGCACCCAAAGGGCAGCTATATCAGGTAGAAAGTGGTGCCCGAGTGCTGAATATCGGCAGTGATGCGGCAGCAAGAAAAATAGCCCGTATCTTGGGTCACGAATTGCAGGGATATAGTATCATAGATGATTACCCCTGGGCAAAATTAGGTCAGTTGGTAGATGGCATTAGATACCCTGCTAGATTAAGTGGTACTTGGGGCAGTGGTCAAAATAATATTCTAATGAATATGTGGGATGTAGAATCTACTGCTTGGTTTAATCGAGATCATCTTAGACTCATAGGCGAAGTCAACATCAAAACTCGGGGATTTTAATATGAGAGCACAGGAATTCACATCAACAATCAATGAGATACAACGACGACCAGATGACCCCAATGACCTTGACTATGCCAATGTAGACATAGACTCAAAGACTCGGAATCGTATAAAAATGTTGCCCGACAATGATCGATTCGGGTACACCGAAGGCAAGGGTGTGACCTTTTTCACAGGTGGCGACTACAAAATTGAACTATATGACTTGAAGCCACCCACAGGTGGTGTCAGATTAGTGGGATATTTGGCATTAGCAAAATCCAATTTTCCCTTACCTAATGCCTACAGAGTTGCCAATGTCGGACGAGACAGAGAATATCGTGGACTGGGACTAGGACAAACACTCTATATCATTGCTATGAAATTATTGGGTATGACCATATTGGCAGATGACACACAGACTGCCAGTGCCAGAAAGATGTGGGAGAGATTGGCAAGAATACCTGGAGTCGAAGTTCGAGGGTATACAACAGTAGGGACTAGGTCATGGCAAAATCGTGATAGACCTGACGAAATTTATGACTGGGACGATAAACCCATAATCACGTCACTGAGAAGAGTCGGTGGTCAGGAGCTAGGCGGCGACAATATTTTAACTTATGTAGGATTTCCTGTGACTGGCAATGTGAATCGTAATGAATTAGAATCATTAAATAAAAGATTGTCAATATACAGTGCTCGTCATCCCGAAGAAGGTGGCACAGACAATGGGCTTTATGCCAGGTGGAGAGGATAATGAAAGCTACCGAATTTTTATCGGAAGCACCACTAACAGACTATGTTCCTGTGGATTTTGATAAACCCCAGGGACAATTTAAACCTGTTGATAAAAGGCTGATTCAACATCCTGTTACAATGAAGAAAGTAGAAAAAGTCTTTGCCCGTATACCTTACGATGTCAGACTTTTCTTTATTAATAAAGCAGGGCTGAGAAGTCAGCGAGAAACCGGTGCTCGATCCGCAGAAGATATAAGAAAAATTCTAGGTAAAGACGCAGAGCAAATATTAAAAAATAGCGAAGACACAATTACCATATTGTTCATTGGTAACTACGGTGCAGATAAGGTAATGATGACCCCTTGGATTATGGCACATAGATTTGGTCATGCCATACAAGCAGGCACAAGATACAATACAAACAATGATACCAATGCTTGGCTCGCTGCTGAACAACACTTCTTTAAGGGTATTAATAAATTATTAAAAGATTTCTATGGCATAGAAAAAAATAATATATTCAGTACAAAAATAAACTGGAACTTACAAAAAGAATATTCTGCACTTTTTAATGCAATAGGTACGCAACGAAGTAGTAGAACAGGTCAAATTAAACGCCCATACGAATTTTTATATGAATTATTTGCACAGTACCTTATCACAGGATCAGTTAAACTCAATCCTTTACCAAAGAAAAAAGATTATGGTCGTAAGGCATGGGGGAGAAGTACAAAAAGTTTGAATATGAAACCCGGTAGTGAAGAAGAATCTAAATACACAACAGAAATACTGGCCCATGATCTAGAAATACTGTTTAATGATGTATTATCAAATAGTGTCGGCAAAATTTTTGTTATGTGAATATCGATATGGATTTTGTTAATTTAATCATTACTGTTAATGTACATTGCAAAAAATTGCCGATGCTGGCGATTTTCGGGAGCCATAAATGAGAGCGCAAGATTTTTTAGCAGAGTGGAAAAAGCAATATCGTCACATGATGCACGGTACATCGGATGCCTTTCTCAGAGGGATACTAAAACAAGGCCTAAAGTTTGACTCGGGATTCCGTAGTTGGACTGGCGGAGCAGAAGGCAGCAATGCTGAATTACCCAGTCTTGGTGGTGTTTATTTTACAGACAAATTTAGCACTGCCAAAAAAGCTGCTCGGGCTGCAGCCAGTAAACACGGTGGTAGACCAATAATCATTGATGTTTTTGTCACAGCCAATTATGGGTATGCTGATGAAGATTTGCCTGCTGCAGTGATGATGGATACCACATTAGAATGGATAAAAGATCGCAGACAAGGACGCAATGATCGTCCAGATTCCTGGTACACCCAACAGATATTTCAAAAGATGCCATCGGGTAGATTTGATAAAAATATCTACAATAACACTATGGAATATGTAAGAGTTTTACAAAAAATTCTCAAGGAAAAACCGGAACTTGATCCCTTGACCGCAACAGATTATTATAACAAAGAACTTCGTAAAAGAATGTTAGTTAAAGAGCCTGAACTCAAAGCAGCACTAGAAAAAGTTTCAAAATCAACAAGACCTCGATCGATTCCTAAAGCACCAGAATATCCTGGTCAGTCGACTCTTCCTAAACCCGACGAAGCCAATGTCAGAATTGAGCGAGACATTGGATTTAGCGGCACAACCAGGATTATTTCTATATATGACATGGAAACCGGCCGACTTCTTTTTAAAGAACCCAATACTCAGTTGCAGCCCGAGACTCAAAGAATTATTGCAGATATACAGCATTTTGGGCCGAGCCAAACACCCAAGTACCCTACAGGTCATGAACCATGGAACGGCAAAATCACTGACAACAGATACAAGCAACAGGCTGAAAAGGAAGCTGCCAATGCTGCTGCCGAACAGGCAAAACAAAATCAACCGACATCAACATGAGAGGACTAAAATGGAGTTTGTTAATTTAATCATTACTGTTGATGTACATTGCAAAAAATTGCAACCAAAACCAATTTACAGACTGTATGTCAACGATGAGCTATTTACAGAAAGAACTTGGATCTGGTCAGACTGTTACTTAGAAGAAGATATTCCTATTAGGGCCAGCCCAGGTGAATATGTAATTAAATATCAAGTTATACCAGAATCTTCTGCTGTTATAAAAATGAAAAATATCAGAATTACTCATGCAGACGGGCCAGCTTACTTAGCCAAAAACACATTAAGGATACCATATGCAAAAAAATCTCAAAGAAAGTGATGCCGCAGTGACCTCTTCGGGCAATATTGCGGTTGTTTCGGGGCCAATAACTAAAGAACCCATTAGAAGAACTCAGGAAATATCCAAAACAGGTAAATATGCTAATACACCAAATCTTAATGTTTTTGGTCAAAAAGGGGATAAAAGTGTTAGCAGATGATCTCAAAGTTTTATTAGCAACACAATATGCTTATACAATCAAAGCACAATTGTTTCATTGGAATGTTGAAGGTTCAGACTTTGGCCAATTGCATGATTTTTTCGGAAAAATCTACAATGAAGTTTATGGTTCTATTGATACCAACGCCGAACATATAAGAACTTTAGGAGAATATACTCCAGGCAGTTTTGAGAGATTTTTAGAACTCAGTCAAGTTCCGGGTCAACAGAAAATTCCCCGTGCAAGACTAATGATAGAAGAATTACTAAACGATACGCAAACTGTAATAGATTTGCTGAATAGATGTTTTGAAAGTGCCGAATCGGAAAATCAACAGGGTATAGCAAACTTTATTGCAGAAAGACTGGATGCCATGGCCAAACATCGTTGGATGTTACAGAGCTTCCTCAAAACCGAAAGAGAGTAAATCATGGACATAGCCCGCATATTACAGAATCTAGATGTCATAGAAGGCCGACTAAGTCCGGTTTCTACTCGGCATGGACTTACTCCCCAGCAGAATAAAAGTCATCAACTTCCGGCCTTGTTTAGACCTAAAAAGATTTCTGTATTGAAAAATCCCACCGATCCCGAACATCCAACCACGGGATATTTTGTCGGAGATGCAGTAGAACCTGATGTTGCTCAAACCCCATTGGAAGAGACTATGCGTAATGTCGAAGAAGATATGCTCAAAAAAACTCGTGCCAATCTTCGTCAATACTTAGATATGCTTTCACAGAAAAATACAGAACATAGAGATTTAATTCAAAAAACTCAAGAGGAATTAGAAAAAACAGCTGAGTCAGGGCAAGATGTTCAAGAAGATCCCACAGAATCTGATCCAGCACCAGATCCAACCCCTGCTAGAGAAATGACTGCTTCGGGCAGTTTACCGGTCAAAACTGTCGCAATGGAAGATGGAAATATCCTGGAAATTCATGGTAATGAACATGAAGGATTCAAAATCGGCTATAAAGGACATACCACAGATCTAAGGTTCCCTACTATAGATCAAGCCGAAACTGCCTTGAACATTTACCGTGCTAGAAAACAAAGAAACCTAAATCAGGACTACATTGACGAAAAATAATCAGTCAGAGGCTTGCGTTTTGTTGGGCAATAACATATAATACAGTTTTTCAAGGACAAACTATGTCAGATAAAATGTTTACCGCCGAACAAAAGGCCAAACTAGGCCGCCTTATCAACGAAGGTATGCAGGTCATGCAAGAAGTTGAAACACTTAATGCCGGTCTCAGTGATACTATTAAAGCTATTGCAGAAGAATTAGAAATCAAACCTAATATTCTTAAAAAGGCAATTCGACTAGCTCACAAGGCCGAATTTGGTCGAGAAAAACAAGATCACGAATTGCTGGAAAATATTTTAGAAACCGTTGGCCGTACACTATAATTATAGTTCCATAGGAGAATTATTATTAGTTACGTCGATTGCCTTTACGATCGCGAAAAAGATCGTATACATGTTGTGGAGAGAAGAGACGGCCATCGTCTCTATCAAGAATATCCTGCAAATTATATTTTCTATTATGACGACCCTAGAGGCAAATATAGGTCCATCTATGATACTCCGATCAGTAAGTTTCAAAGTCGACATAACAAAGAGTTTAGAAAAGAACTTAGACTGCATCACGGTAAGACCATCTACGAATCGGATATCAATCCCACTTTCCGCTGCTTAGAAGAAAATTACAAAAACACAGAGCCGCCACGACTGCATACAGCATTCTTCGATATCGAAGTTGACTTTGACCCTGTGAAAGGCTACAGTCGGCCTGAAGATCCTTTTAATCCAATTACTGCTATTTCTCTTTATCTCGACTGGTTAGATAAACTGGTTACCTTAGTGATACCCCCACAGACTGTGTCATTTGACCAGGCATCAAAGGTAGCAGCAGAATTTGATAACTGTTTTGTCTGCGAAAGTGAACATGAACTAATTGATACTTTTCTCAAACTCATAGACGACGCCGATGTGCTAAGTGGTTGGAATTCTGAAGGATTTGATATTCCTTATTTGGTGATGCGTACTACTAGAGTACTGAGCAGAGATGATACAAGAAGGTTTTGCCTATGGGATCAAATGCCCAAACAAAGAACTTTCGAACGATTCGGTGCAGAAAATATCACATTTGATTTAATTGGTCGTGTGCATATGGACTATATGCAACTCTACAGAAAATACACCTATGAGGAAAGACACAGTTATAGTTTAGATGCCATCGGTGACTACGAGGGAGTAGGTAGTAAGGTCGCTTATGAAGGCACACTCGATCAACTCTACAACAAAGAATTCGGCAAATTTATTCTTTATAACAGGGAAGATGTGGCATTGATTGCCAGACTAGATAAGAAACTTAAATTTCTTGATTTGGCCAATACACTAGCACATGAAAATACTGTATTGTTGCCGACCACAATGGGTGCGGTTGCAGTTACGGAACAGGCCATTATTAATGAAGCACATGACCGTGGTTTGGTTGTGCCTAATAGAAAGGACAACAGCGACACAGAAGATCTACAAGCTGCCGGTGCTTATGTTGCCTATCCAAAAAAAGGCATACATGAGTATGTAGGCAGTGTGGATATCAACAGTCTATATCCATCCACTATTCGTGCGTTGAATATGGGCCCGGAAACTATTGTGGGACAAATTCGTCAGACTATGACAGAAAGTTATATCCGTGACAGAATGGCCAGAGGTATGAGCTTTGCTGAATCTTGGGAAGGTCTGTTTGCCTGTCTAGAGTATTCGTCTGTAATGGATCGTAGAACAGATCAAACTTTAATCATTGACTGGCAAAATGGCGAAGAAACAGAACATTCTGCTGCAGAGGTCTACAATATAATCTTTCACAGCAAAAAAACATGGATGCTTAGTGCCAATGGAACTATCTTTACTGGCGAAAGAGAAGGTGTGGTTCCTGGACTACTCCGGCGTTGGTATGCTGAAAGAAAACAAATGCAGGCCAAACTTAAAGAAGCTGAAAATCGTGAACAAGAAGAATACTGGGACAAGCGACAACTAGTTAAGAAAATTAACTTGAATAGCCTCTATGGTGCGATTCTTAATCCCGGCTGTAGATTCTTTGACAAACGAATTGGTCAAAGCACTACTTTATGCGGCCGATCGATCACACGCCATATGACGGAAGAAATTAATTATATCATCGACAATGATAAAAATCATTTAGGTCGAAGTATAATATATAATGACACAGATTCCTGTTACTTTTCTGCTTGGCCCATTCTTCGTGAAAATGTCGAAAATGGAACTACTGCTTGGAACAAAGACATTGCCATAGAACTCTATGACAATATTGCTGATCTAGTCAATGGCAGCTTTCCTGTCTTTATGTCACAGGCCTTTAATTGCCCAGACGAGCGAGGATCTGTGATCCGATGTGGTCGAGAGATTGTTGCCGAACGAGGATTGTTTATTACTAAGAAAAGGTATGCTTTGTTATACTATGACAAAGAAGGTCGTAGGTATGACAAAGACAGTCCAGGTAAGATCAAGGCCATGGGTCTAGATCTTAAGAGATCAGATACACCAAAACTGGTGCAGGAGTTTCTCAACGATATATTAAAGGATGTCTTGTCTGGTGCTGAACAATCTGTAATCATTGAAAAAATAAAATCTTTCAAAACAGAATTTGCCAAAAGGCCAGCTTGGGAAAAAGGTACACCTAAACGAGTCAACAACTTAACTAGTTACGCAAAAAAAGAACAACAATTAGGTCGTGCCAATATGCCCGGTCATGTTCGTGCTGCAATAAATTGGAACAGCCTTAGGCGTATGCACAGTGACAACTACAGTTTACAAATTGTTGATGGTATGAAAACTATTGTCTGTAAATTGCGAACCAATCCATTGGGCTATACCAGTGTAGGATATCCCACTGATGAAACTCGATTACCAGAATGGTTTAAGGAATTGCCCTTCGATGACAGCTCAATGGAATCAACTATTGTAGATCAAAAGGTCGAAAATCTATTGGGTGTACTAAGGTGGAATATCAAAGAAAGCACCAATACAGAAAATACCTTTAGTTTATTTTTTGAATTAGAAGAATGAAACTCAGTGAAATAGTTAAGAACATTGACTACTTAAAATTCCTGCAAAGAGAATTTTTTCTAGCCACCGGACAAAAAACGCGGCAAGAATTGTTTTTGGAACTGGCCAAGTTTCCCACTGACTTCGCTGAATTGTCCAATGACTACGAAACATTGGATAAAAAGTTTCTAGACAGTATTAATCAGCAATTACAATTTTTGAAAAGTACAACAGAGATATTACACAAAAATTATCTTATTGACAGTCAGCGACATTTTGGATCAATCATTGAAAGTGCTGAATATATTAGAAATGTAAGATGGCGGTTGAGTTCTCAAACTGAAACACTAATTAAAAATAAGATTCAATCACACAGTAATTGGATCTTCCCTGCATGTGTATTTCGACCCAGTGCATTGACTGATCTAAGATCGATTGTCAGTTGTGATCCTTTATATCTTATTGATCATAACCGTGAAATTCTCGATCAAACAGTTGGTCAATATCCCAGAGAATACCAAAATCGGTTGCGTCCCTATGTGTTAGATTATCAAGGTGGTTTAGACTTTTTACCACAAAACAATTTTGGTTTGGTGGTTGCTGCCTATTTCTTCAACTTCAAAGATATCAATACTATAGAAAGATATCTCAGTGGTATTTTTAAATTGTTGAGACCCGGTGGTATATGTTCGTTTAGTTTTAACGATTGCAATTACAGTCACGAAATAGACCTGGCAGAAAATCGAATCAATTCCTATGTACCCGGAGATCGGTTGAAAAAAATAATCATGTCATTGGGATACTATACTATTTTTTCTTACAGAGATCTAACCGGCATAAGTTGGTGGGAAATACAAAAGCCTGGAGAAATTAGTTCATTGAGAGGTGGACAAACTCTAGCAAAAATTATTGCAAAAATCTAAATAAGTTATATAATATACAGTTCAAGGAGAAAACATGAAAGATCAATTATTGGATCTAGTTCAACACACTTATGATCTAGGGTTCATTGATGTATTAAAAATTACTGGCAGCAAGGAAAAAACCAAAATCTACAGTATGGCCGAAAACAAATCTGTGGTTATCCACGGCGAGTTCGCTGCACCCATTGAAGACTTTGAAGGTACCTTTGGTATGCCTAATCTCAACAAACTAAAGATTCTATTGAATCTCAATGAGTATAAAGAAAATGCCAAACTTACAGTAAGTAAACATGCCAGCACCGGCGAACTAGATGGTATTAATTTTGAAAACGCAGTTGGCGACTTTGCCAATAACTATAGGTTTATGTCATCTAAGATTGTCGATGAACAACTTAAAACTTATAATTTCAAGTCACCTGCATGGATTATCGAATTCGAACCTAGTGCAAACAGTATTTTAAGGTTGAAGATGCAGGCTCAGGCCAACGCAGAAGAAACTGTATTTCGCACTGAAACTCGCAATCATAACTTAATGTTTCACTTTGGTAATCATAGCAGTCATGCTGGTAACTTTGTGTTTGAACATGATGTCAGCGGTCATTTGAAAAATACTTGGTCCTGGCCAGTTAATCAAATCATCGGCATCTTGGGTTTGGTAGGAAACAAAACCATGAAGATCAGCGATGTTGGTGCAATGCAAATCACAGTAGATTCAGGTTTGGCCACTTACAATTACTTTATTTCTGCACATACAAAGTAATTGATGACAATTAATGTCAGTGACCGTCGGCGTAAAAATGTTCTGTTACCCTGCGACCATGGGCTAATGATCATTAATAGATTTGATAGAAATGAACTAGGTGTAGGGCAAGCAGCATTCTTATTAGATCATGGCAATAGCTGTACCAAAGAAGCAGAAATTTGTTACAGTTATTTGTCTAACATAGATCAACCAGTGATTTTGGATATTGGTGCTAATATCGGTACCTTTACCAGTTGGCTATGCAAGATATTCCCCGACAGTAAAATCTACTGTTTTGAACCACAGAGATTAGTATACCAAATGCTCTGTGGAAACATTGCCATAAACAACTGGGAAAACTGCTATACTTATAATATGGGCGTGTCGGATGTCAATGACATTATTCCTGTGACCGAACCTGACTACTATAGCGAGCAAGACTTTGGCACTATTAGTTTGAATAATCCGAAGATAGATCATAGACCTGCGAATTTCATCGAAGTAATCACATTAGATAAATTTGTACAGAAATTTTATATCAATAAAATAGATTTCATTAAAATTGATGTAGAGGGAATGGAATTGTCTGTGTTGACCGGAGCCGAAGAAACGCTAAAGAAATTTCGACCTGCTATTTTTATCGAATACAGCAACTACAAACAAAATACACTAGAACACATAGTTGAATTATTGGGACAAGAAAATTGGCGATACTTTGTCTACGATAATAATGTCCTGGTATTACCTAATTCTAAATAAGTCTATGCAAGATAACTTTACAAATAAACAATTAGACAGCAATGGTCTCAGTAAATGGGCAATCTTTTTGCCAGCTATATCGGGATTTTATGCAACCTTTATAGGTCGTCAAAGAGTAGAAAATTATGTTGATCCTGCAAGATTTCCTGCAGGGATCACCGATATGGAACAACTGAACTGGATTAATAGTCAAAAATCGATGTTTCCATATCAATGGAGTCTGTACAGTGCAGGCCATGCCAATCTCAATTTAAATAAACCAGATCCCAGTGAGGACATGGTAAGGCAGCGCGAACCTGGGTCATTTATGTTAGGCGACAGTGGAGGTTTCCAAATTGCCAAAGGAAGATGGCCAGGCGAATGGCGTGATCCAAATAGTGCAGAAGTGGCGAACCATTTGTCACAGTTAAAAAGTCAAGGGGTGATTACCAAAACAATAAAAAACAAAACAAAAGTCATAGACCCTGTGCAGAATTATCTAAAACTAATTGCAGAAACAGATAAAAAAAGAAAAAGTGTTTTGACCTGGCTAGACAGCATTGCTGATTATAGCATGACATTAGATATTCCAACTTGGGTTATCCATGATCGAGCTGCTGGTCAAGCCTGCGGCATTAGTACCTTGAAGGAAGCTGTAGATGCTACTCGTTACAATAACGACTACTTTATAAAAAATCGCCGAGGCTGGCAAAACGGCGGTACACGAATACTAAATGTATTACAGGGTGACGGCCACGACAGTTCCGATCAATGGTATGAAACTATGAAGGAGTATTGTGATCCCAAAATCTATCCCGAAAGACATTTCGACGGATGGGCTATGGGCGGTCAGAATATGTGCGATGTACACTTGGTTCTGAAAAGACTGGTCAATATTATCTATGACGGACTTCTTAGACCTGGACTACATGACTGGATGCATTTTCTCGGTACCAGCAAATTAGAATGGGCCTGCTTACTAACAGATATCCAAAAAGCAGTTAGACGATATCACAATCCCGGATTTACAATTAGTTTTGATTGTGCCAGTCCGTTCCTGGCCACTGCCAATGGTCAACTCTATATACACAATGACTGCCCGCCCAGATCCAAATGGGTATACAGGATGGAGCCAACTCTAGATAATAAAAGTTATAAAAATGACACAAGGTCATTTAGAGATACGGTAATACAAGATGGTATACACACTCATTTTGATGATAGTCCAATCAGTGCAATACTGAAAGCCAAGGATATTTGTGTGTATGGACCCAACGACCGAAATAAAATAGGTAAAATAGGTAATACCAGTTGGGACAGTTTTAGCTATGCATTACTAATGGCTCATAATGTTTGGCATCATATCAACGCAGTTCAAACAGCTAATATGCTCTATGAGCAAGGACAAATGCCAATGATGTTAGCTGGACGAACTGATAACAAATATGATTTCGGACGAATTGTTGATGATATTTTTAGCCAAAATACTCGACAAAAAAGTCTAGATCGCATAGAATACTATCAATCATGTTTCGATCAAATCATTGGTACAAGAGGTTTTACTGGAAAGAATCTCATGCGACCAAACCCAACACTTTTCGATACTTTCTTTGAAGAAGAAAATTCACAACCAGAATCTGACGAACTAGATTCTACCAACTTGGAAATTTTAGAACAACATGAATAGAAATGGACACGAACAGGCAGAATTTTTCCTCGGTCACGAAGTCGAATACAGCCCAGCTTATGGCTTATATACTTTATTTGTAGTTGGACTCCAACCACGAGAAAAAATTCTATCTATTATCAACCAATACAAAGACACAGATAATCCTATCGAACATGTATATATTGGGGCAAATCGAAGTTTCCCGGTCGATATCACAACCAATGATTTCGAAAGGTGGCGTGACTGGGAAGCCATTATTGACTCAGTGTTGTCCTTGGATGTATACTGTACCTTTGATATCGACATTTCACAAATTGAAGGATTGTTAGAAACTGGATTTTGTGAGTATGACAAATTTATTCCTATGATCAGTGCACCCATGCCTTACATTAGACTATTGGGATATAATGCAGTATTGAAGTTAGATGATAAAGATTTCAAAAGCACTAATCCTGGAGTTTGGTGTCATAGCGTACATGACTTGACACAAAGAACCGGTATCTTTACTCCTTGGTCTAAATATACAAAGGACAAAGTATTATGAATTGGGTTCGACAATTATTTCAACGACAGTATGGACATAAAGAATTAAGGTCCACTGGAATAACTAGTCACGATTCTCTGCATGGCAATGAACCACTGAGATTTACAATTTATAAAGCCACCGGGGGTCTAATTATTCAAACTTTCAGTTATACTGACAAATAAGATACAGAGAACACACATCTGTACCTCATATATGACAATGAAAATTTAGCATCAGAACTTAGCAAAATTATCACACTAGAAACATTAAAACTATGATTACACAACAAGATCGATCACAAATAAATAGAATAGTTGAAAAAGCCAACAAAAAAATCTGGGTCACTTTCACAAAAGAAGGTATTCACTGTTATCCAGCAGCAGCCACAGATCCCAAGTTGGCCACAGGAGATCAATACGATGTCAGTTTTTTGGCAAGCCCTCATAGGCATATTTTTCATTTTCGTGTTTGGATTGATGTCTTACACAATGACAGAGACATTGAATTCATACAATTTAAACGATGGCTTGAGGGGCTGTATTCTGGCTCATCGAGTGTTTTGCAACTAGATTACAAAAGCTGCGAAATGATTGCAGATGATCTATATCTGCAGATTGCTAGTAAGTATCCAAACCACAGTGTTTGGATCGAAGTCTCAGAAGACGGAGAAAACGGTTGTTTTATCCGCTACGAAACACATCAACCACAACTTATTTCAATTTAATCTAACCACAACTAGAGAGAGCACTATGAGTAAAGTCACTATTCGTCATAACCCACAAGTAGCAGAAGTCTTTGATACACTGGAAAAATATTTAGACTTTTGTCGCGAGTATGGTTATCGCTATAGCGAAAATGATATTAACAATTTCCGCAGCTATGCTTGGCAACAATACACAAAATTCCTAGCAGGAAAGAATTTCAAAAATCAATGGGCCGAGGATGCCAAAAAGCTAGAAGGGCTGGCATGAGAACCTTGTTTTATATGGGCCTTGAATCTTACAAGGCTCGTTATACACTGCAACTTACAGAATGGAACAGGCGAGTATTTGCCCGCCGAAACTTGAATGTTGTCTATGTGCCCGGAACAACATTAGATAATACTAAAAGTATTTCTGTAGGACAGGTCTTAGATGCTCATGGCCGCAGTTATTATTCCATGAGTCAAATGATGAACCTTGTAGAGATGATGCGTAATGGAGAAGTCAACAGCGACGATGTCGTTTTTTTCGAAGACATGTTTCAGCCCGGTATCGAAAGCTTACCTTATATTCTCAATCAAATTACTAGCGATCAGCGCCCTAGGATTTTTGTTCGTTGTCTTGCTCAGTCCATTGATCCTGATGATTTCGTCCATGTATGGGGTATGTCAAAATGGATGGGCCTTTACGAAAAAATGGTTAACGAATTCGTAGATGGTGTTTTGGCCAGTAACGAAGAAATGGTCATGCATATGAAAATTGCCGGCTGGACTGCACCAATATACAATATAAGTGGTCTAGCTTTTGGCAAAGACGAAGTTCGAGAAAGAGTCAAAGACCTTAGACCATTCAAAGACCGTAAATATCGTGTGGTATTTTCTGCTCGATGGGATCAGGAAAAACAGCCAGATTTTTATATGGACCTAATCGAAGCGTATTACCGCAGACATCCAACCTCAAATTTGGAATTCTGCGTATGTTCCGGTGGCCAACTTAAAAGCAATAATTCTAGCTATATGGCAAGAACACAACAACTGGTCGTAGATGGTCGTTTGAAAATCTACGACAATCTTGACAAGAACGCCTATTACGATATTGTCAATGATAGCCGTGTAGTTTTTAATTGTGCTTTACAGGATTGGGTCAGTAATACTGTCAGCGAAGCAGACGCATTGGGATGTAATGTACTTTACCCGGCATATCGCAGTTTCCCGGAAACATTTGCCAATGATCACGAACGCATGTATGTGCCATGGTCAATGGAGGATGCGCTCGATAAATTAGAAAAACTACTAGATCATCCACATCCCAGCATGGGCAAAATCAGCAACTGGACTGATGGCACTATAGATCGTATCTGTGATATTATCACAGGGCAAGGTCAGCAATGGTTGCGCGATACTACAGATTACAGAAAATATCTTAGAGAAAGCAAATATCAATGATAAATACTGTGCGGGGATATGATAGATTCCCACACAGTACATCAATTACAAACTCACATTGAGTAAGGAGAACAAATATGAGTTTCGACAAAACTAAAGTAGATCCTGTATTGGGTCGACAAATTCGTCAACATCTAACTAAAATGGGCGTAGAAACACCCATTATTGAAGCCGCACTTGCTGTAGAGAATAAAAAGAAAATCGACATTCTAGAACGAGCATTTCGTGAAATTTGGCAAACAGTTGGCATGGATCTCAATGATGACAGTTTGGCAGAAACACCAAACCGCATGGCCAAAATGTATATAAATGAAATTTATTTTGGTCTAAAAGAAGAAAATTTTCCAAAATGCACTACTGTTGAAAACAAAATGAGCTACGACGAAATGATCGTAGAACGCAATGTCAATGTTCAAAGTAACTGCGAACATCATGGCGTAGTCATTGATGGATTAGCTACAGTAGCTTATATTCCTAACAAAAAGGTTTTAGGACTAAGCAAGATCAATCGTATTGTAGAATACTTTAGCAAACGGCCGCAGATTCAAGAGCGGTTAACTGAGCAGATTTACCATGCATTACAGTATATTCTCAACACAGATAATATTGCTGTTGTAATTGATGCCACACACTATTGTGTACGCAGTCGTGGCGTAGAAGATACAGGAAGTTCAACTGTGACCAGCAAATTAGGCGGGGTATTTAAGTCAGATAATTCTGTTCGTTTGGAATTTATGAATATAGTAAATAATTGTCGATAAGGAGATTTAAAATGCTTTTAACAGATCAACAATATATCTACAGAAGTGCGTCAGAGATTAACAGTGGTATGCTACGAGTTTACAATAACATGTTACTGGCGGTAGTAACAAGTTTAATTGTTAGTTTACTAGTAGCAAGCAGTTCAGCTCTTATGACTTTTTTCTTTACTGGTTTTATGAAATGGATTGTGATTTTTGCTCCTCTGGTAGCTGTTTTTGCCATCGGTATGGCTTTAGCAAATAATCCACCGAAACCCATTGCATTAGCTATGTTGCATGGCTTTGCTGCTTTGATGGGTCTAAGTACAGCAACAATTTTTCATACTTTTACATTAGGCAGTATTACCAGCGCATTTATGGGCGCCGCGGTATTATTTGGCACACTTAGTTTTTACGGTTACTTTACAAAACAGAATTTGCATTCTTTGGGTCGGTATCTTTTAATTGCGTTGATTGCAATCATTATCGCCAGTATTATTAATATTTTTATTGGCAATAGTATGTTTCAAACAATAATCAGTGCTGCTGCGATTGTGATTTTTTTAGGATTAACAGCCTATGATACACAGCAAATTCGCGAGGAACTCAGTGTAGAAGGTAATAATATTGTCGAAGTAACGGGTGCTCTGCGTTTATACTTGAACTTTATTAATATCTTTATTTCATTATTGCAGCTAACCGGAACACGACAAGAATAATATCAGCGGTCTAGGACATTCATCCCGCTTTAGAAATTCTGCATGTCATCAACGACTCTAGGAGAAAGAGATGACAACCTATACACCTATTATTTACAAATTTACATCAACGAAAGAATATGTGGATGAATTTCCTTGTGCATACAAACAGTGGCGAGCGGATACACATTGCAATCTTAATCACGGTTATTCATTTAGTTTTAAGTTTTTCTTTGGAGCTAATCAATTAGACCGTCGTGGTTGGGTAGTTGACTACGGCGGTCTCAAAGAACTCAAACAAATTCTTAAAGATCAGTTTGATCACAAAACATTGATAGCACAAGATGATCCAGATTTAGAACTCTATCGCAAACTAGAACAAGACGGAATTCTGAAACTCACAGTATTGCCCGCTATGGGCTGCGAAATGATTGCCGATATGCTTTACAAATTCGTAAATTCAGTTTATATTCCAGACTATCTAGGTCAAGGAGAAGCAGAGAGAATTTGGTGCTATCGAGTAGAAGTTCGTGAAACTCAAAGTAATATGGCCTGGCGTGAAGGTCATAGAGAATGGAACGAAAACCTAGACGAAGGTCTATAATTTCTCTTAGACTCAATCCTAGATTAAATATCATACAAAACAAGGAAACACAATGACAACTTCTTTACATGATAAAATCTTCAATGATCCTTCAATGACATTAGACCACAAGACTCTATATTGGATAATTGGTCTCTCGGCAGCTCTAATTATGGCAATGACAGTGGCAGATTTTGCTGCAGCCAAGTTTTTAGATTTTGGTTGGGTGGTTACTCCTGCAGGTGCATTGTTATTTGCAGTGGTCTTTGTGACACGGGATATGTTGCATAAACTTGCTGGTGCACAGATAACCAAAAATGTTATTTTAATTGGTGTGGTGCTTAACTTAGCAGTAGCAGCATTTATGTACATAATGACCTTTTTGCCAGCGCCGGCATTTCGCCCTAGTGTAAACTTTGATGCGGTATTTCGAATGAGCTTGGGTATTGTATTAGGTTCGGAAATTGCCACTGTATTAAGCCAATGGGTAAACACATATGTTTATCAGTGGATGTGGGAAAAGGATTACAGCAGCTGGGCACGAACATTTTTTAGTAATTTGTTTAGTTTGCCAGTGGATGCAGTTTTCTTTGTAATTTTAGCTTTTATTGTATTTCCCACTATTCTTGGCGGATCGGTTATGAATTTTGATACTGCGATAGCCAGAATTGTTTCAGGATCTACCTTATTTAAACTGGCAATTATCTTAGCGTTGACACCATTGGTCAGTTTGGCTCCCACTAGGGAAGAAGCCAGAGATCTACGCTGATATGCGTCAACCTTGGGCAGGAATTTTTGAGTGGTCAATTACAGCAATCTTGATTATCGGTGCAGCATTGACCTCTCTGAATATTTACCCACTCAACATATGGTTCTTATTTGTCAGTAACTTAGGTTGGGCAATTCAGGCCATACTATGGAGAAAGTATAGCTTGCTGACTGTACAAACAGTAATTACAGCAATATACTTTCCTCCATTACTAAAAACTTTTGTATAATATGACCAGCAAATATAAAATCAGTGTGCTTTTACCTAGTAGAGGCCGTATCGCCGCTTTAGAAAAGTCCGTTGTAACGCTTTTAGAGCGTGCTTCTGATGCAAAACAAATTGAAATTTTGTTAGCATTAGACAAAGACGACAAAGCAGTAATAGAATTTGCCACTGGCAAACTTAAAGAATTTATTAAGGATAAATTTGGTTGTGGGTATACTGTAGTAAGTTTTAATCCCATTGGTTACATTAGACTAAACGAGTATCTTAACGCCTTAAGTAAGATCAGTACCGGCGAATGGTTGTTTTTTTATAATGATGATGCAGTAATGAAAACACAAAATTGGGATAGAGAGATTCTTAAGCATTCATCGCAATTTAGAGTTTTGAGAGCAGAAACCACAAACGAACATCCTTACGCTATTTTTCCAATTGTTCCTAGAGAATGGACAGAAATTCTAGGACATCTTTGTCCACATCAAATCAACGATGCTTGGATAAGTCATATTGCATATATGTTAGACATAATGGTTAATATACCAGTCTTTGTTGAGCATGACAGATATGACCTAACAGGCAATAATCACGATACTACCTATAAGAATAGACCCATGCTCGAAGGCAATCCTAACGATCCTAGAGATTTCAACCATATAAGTTGGAGACAAAAACGATTGTCAGAAGCAGTTAAGCTCTGCGAATACATTGAAAAAAAGGAAAACCGTATTTGCTCATGGTTCAGAGATGGGGCGGAAAATCGTCACGACATTTGGGAAAAAATGTACAAAGCCGATATTAAAAATCGTTTAACCAGAACACAATAATAAACATGAAATCGCTTACAGAAGAAATAGTTGAATACTGGGATAGGCAACCCTGCAACAGCCGTCATAGCCAAGCTGATCCCAATACTACACAATATTGGAATGAAATTACTGCAAGACGATATCATGTAGAACCACATATCAGAGATTTTGCCAGTTTCGACCAATGGCGCGGTCGAAGAGTTTTGGAAATTGGCTGTGGAATTGGCACAGATGCAGAGCAGTTTGTTCGCAATGGCGCTATCTATACAGGAATAGATATAAGCTCAAAGAGTATAGAACTTTGTCAAAAAAGATTTCAAGTACAAGACTTGGATGGACGATTTATCTGTTGTAATAGCGCCGATCCAGACATAGTCTATGAGTTAGGACAATTTGATTTAGTTTATAGTATGGGAGTAATACATCATAGTCCACGCCCACAGGAAATCGTAAAAAATGTCTATAACCTAGTCAAAGACACTGGTGAATTTAGATTTTTGGTTTATGCCGAAAACAGTTGGAAATCGGCAATGATCAGCGCAGGGTTAGATCAATATGAGGCTCAAGACAATTGCCCTTATGCCGAAACCTATGACAACGATAAAATACATTGGTTAGTAATGGGATATTTTGATATAATTGATATTAGACAAGATCACTGTTTCATGTATAATGTTGAAGAATATCGTCGTGGCAACTATGTGTTAGAACCCTGGTTTGAAGCCATGCCAGACACAGTAAAAGCCGCGGTGAAAAAATATCTAGGTTGGCATCTTTGTGTAAAGGCAATTAAAAAATGATAGACAATACAAATGAAATACTTTCTATATTGCAAGAAGAATGTGCAGAGGTCATACAGGCAGTTAGTAAAGTAAATAGATTTGGTTTTTCAGGATTAAATCCCAAAGATCACAGAAATAATCGTCAACATCTCGAAGAAGAAATTGGTGATTTAATCTGCATGATAGAACTGCTGGTAGAAAATAATCTCATAAATCAAGCAAACAT